ATTCATCACCCAAGATTTTTCAATAGGATCCATGGTACCAATATTAGTTTTGTACAAAGGCACTGAAAATAAAGGAGTGATTTGATATTGCATACAGTAATATTACTATATGTTTATGCGAATGTCAATAGTGAATTAACCAATTGTGAAGTAATATCCTGCACCACCGGCAGTTTGTGTTTTAACTTCTTCTTCCAAACGATCCATTTCTGCTTGAGCTTCTTGTTTTAATGCATCACCATTTAGTGTGGTTCCACCTTGTGGTCCTGCTATTTGATTAAACTTGCTTCTGGCTTCTCCTAACATGAATTTACATTTTGCCAAAGTGTAATCTTTTAACCATTTTTTTGCCAAATAATCTTTTAGTAATTCTGAATCAGGTCTATAATTGTAACAATACAAAAGAATTTCTTCTCCTGATCTAGGTCTTTGTAAAATTGTTAATTTTTTAGTTGTGGTGTTCCATTTGAATTCGATGAAAGATCCAAACATTCGTCCTACCAATTCTTGATATTGAGCAAACATATTGTAGGTGGCCACTCCACCCATATTAGAACTTGCCAAAAGATACGTGTTGGTGTAAGCCAAATTGAATGGTTCAAATACTGTGCCACCATCGCCTCCGCCTGATCTAGAACCAATAGAACGTCTAAAAATTTGACGTACTTCTATCACTTCGTTGGGTAGGATATAGTCATTTTGATCCAACACTAAAGGAAGAAACATATAACTTTCTTCCACAGAATTGTCTGATCTCTGTCTAAATCTGTCAAATGCATCTCTCAATGCTGTTTCGTAGTGAGCAGGATCCAGTTCTACATCCACCATACCGCCGCCTAGACTGTTGTAAACGTAGTCGAAAATCTCTTGTTTTTGTGTGGTTAAATCGCTCATATAGTTTTCCTTATACATATTTATCGTCCGATAAATATATGTCTATGCCTAGATTAAGTCTTTATAAACCAGAAAAGGGTAACGATTACACATTTTTAGACAAAACTGTGGTGGAAATGTTCACGGTTGGTGGCACCGATGTTTTTGTTCACAAATACCTAGGACCACGCAATCCAGATGAAGAAGAAGCCACTGCCAGTCAGCCTAGATACAATGCTGTAAAAGAAACCAACATCCAAGATATGTTGTTCCTTGAAAATAGAGACAGAAAATACGATCCTAATATCTACAAAATGCGTGGAATTTACAATGTACAAGATATAGACTTTGATATGAGTCAATTTGGACTGTTTTTACAGAATGACACATTGTTTATGACCATGCCAATTACCTCAAGTGTGAAAACTTTGGGTAGAAAAGTGATGCCGGGTGATGTGTTTGAATTGCCTCATTTAAAAGATGAATACGCACTGAATGATTACCGAGTGGCATTGAAAAGATTTTATGTGGTTGAGGACGTGAACAGAGCGGCAGAAGGATTTTCTGCAACTTGGTACCCACACTTGTACAGAATTAAATTGAAACAAATCTACGACTCACAGGAGTTTAAAGAAATTTTAGATTTGCCATCAGAAGAAGGCAGTCAAAATACTCTACGAGATGTGTTATCCACTTATGAAAAAGAAATGCAGATTAACAATGCTGTGGTGGCTCAAGCAGAAGCAGATGCTCCTAAATCAGGATATGACATTGCTCATTTCTACACATTACAAGTTGATGAACAAGGCAAACCAGAATTAGTTACCACAGATATCACCACACTGGATACAACAACACAAAACACGTTAACTGATAGAGTGAATCAAACTCCAGAAAAAGAAGGTTACGATGGTTATTTGTTAGGAGATGGCATCGCACCAAACGGAGAATCGTTTGGCTTTGGAATTACCTTCCCAACAGCATCTGATAAAGGAGATTATTTCTTGAGAACAGATTTCTTACCTAATAGATTATTTAGATATGATGGAGGACGTTGGATTAAAATGGAAGACAATGTTCGTATGACACTAACTAATACTGATCAGCGTTCAACTCAAAAAGGTACATTTATAAACAATACTAAATCTACAAATATTGCCGGAGAAACTGTGCAAGAAAGACAGAGTTTATCAAAGGCTTTACGACCTAAGGCGGACAATTAATGCAACATTTTTACGACGGACAGATCCGAAGATATATCACTCAAGTTATAAGACTGTTGAGTAATTTTTCTTATAAAGACGGCGCTGGTGCTTTGAAAACCATACCTGTTATGTACGGTGATATCACTAGACAGGTGGCACATATCATAAGAGATAACTCTGAAAATAAAATTCCGAGTGTGCCTAGAATGGGTGTTTATGTGACCAATCTAGAAATGGACAGAACTAGATTATCAGATGCAAGTTTTGTTAGTAAAATTCACATAAGAGAAAGAGCATACGATAGTAATAATAACGAATACCTTAACACTCAAGGAAAAAATGTTACTGTTGAAAGACTGATGCCTACTCCTTATACCCTAACTGTAAATTGCGATATATGGACCAGCAATACTGAACAAAAATTACAAATTCTCGAGCAAATTTTAATGCTGTTCAATCCTAGTTTAGAAATCCAAACCACAGACAATTATGTTGATTGGACCAGTTTGAGTGTGGTCGAGTTAAACAACATCAATTTTAGCGGCAGAACTATTCCTGTTGGAATAGAAACAGAAGTTGACGTTGCAACATTAAGTTTTTCCATGCCGATTTATATTTCACCGCCTACTAAGGTGAAAAAACTAGGAGTTATTACTCACATTATTACCAGTATTTTTAATGAACGCACAGGAGATATTGATCTGAGTCAATCTATGCCTGAGTTAATGGCTTATCAAGATGATTATTCAAACAGCATCAAAGCAAATGTTAGAAAAAGTGCAGATGGATCGATAGATACCAGTGTAGCCATCAGAAAAGATACAGACAGTGTTTTAGGCACCACTGGAATAAATGTTGATATCATGGTAATGAATAGCACTGTGAGTATAATTGATAAAGGCACTATTGGAATAGCGAACTGGCAGGGATATCTAGATGCAATTGGAAATTTCAAAACAGGTTTAAGCAAAATTTATCTCAATAGAGAAGGAGTAGATGATCAAGTGATAGGAACAGTAGCCATCAACGAAACTAATCCTGCACAGTTGTTGGTAGATTGGGATGAAGATACAATTCCAACAGATACTGTAATAGTTGGACCAGCAAGTACAAGAGGCAGTATCGATTACATTGTGGATCCTACAACATTCAATCCTAGCAACTTAAAAATTAACGGAAAAAGATTATTGTTATTAAAAGACATAGGCAGTGCAGATAATGCCGATGGAGCAGATGCATGGAAAGGTGACAGCAATATTGATTTGGTTGCAGGAGCCAATGATATAGTGGAATGGAATGGTACCAATTGGCAAATTATATTTGATGCCAGTGCTAATCCAGTCACAGCAAACAATTTTGTGACCACCTACATTACCAATTTAAATACCGGAATTCAATACAAATGGAACGGCACAGAATGGTTGCTGTCCTTTGAAGGTGAATATCGAAAAGGCACCTGGAAGATCCAATAGTCATATAATTAATTGTATGAGCAGTAAAATTGTTGGGTGTGGAGCACTCTTCTATACCCTAGACACCAAAAGATTCTTGTTATTACACAGAACACAAAGCAAACAAAATCATGTGTGGGGGTTAGTTGGCGGCACGACCACCAGCAACGAAAATCTATGGGAAGGTCTCCAAAGAGAAATCAAAGAAGAAATTGGTGAACAAAAAATTAAAAAAACCATCCCAATGGAAACATTCATCAGCAATGATGAAAACTTTTTATATCACACATATCTTTGTGTGGTTGAAAAAGAGTTTATTCCAAATCTTAACACAGAACACGACGGATACGCTTGGGTTTCATTCGGCAATTGGCCGAAGCCGTTACATCAAGGTTTAAGGAAGACTTTTCAAAACAAAACCAATCAGATCAAGTTGGACACGGTATTCAAAGTATTAAAATTAATCAAATGAAAATAATTGGCGATGTTATGTTGGACGTATGGGTGCATGGACTTTGTACCAAAGTTTCACCAGAAGCATCTGCCTTGGTTTTGCAGGAAAAACAACGCAATCACAATGTAGGTGGTGCTGGAAACCTCGCTTTAAACCTATCAAATCTTGGCGCAGACACGCATCTTTATGGATCGGTGGGCAACGATGCCCCTGGTCACAAAATCCAAGAGATTTTACTGCAAAATAACATAAAGACATATCTGTGCCAAGACGCCCAAACAACGACTACCAAAACTAGAATGATAGGCCCTGACGGCAAGCATCTTTTAAGATTGGACAAAGAAGAACTGTATCATGGTATAGAACCAGTACAAAATTTATTGTCCAACATCCAACAGGATGATGTGGTCATAGTGAGTGATTACAATAAAGGAGTGATCAAATCAAACACAGTGAAAAAAATTTTAGAAAAGTGTGACAGAGTTTATGTAGATCCTAAACAGGATGTTCTCAACTACTATGGTGCTTATTTGGTAAAACCAAACATGAGCGAATACGTTAAATGGTTTGGTCAATTTGATCCCAAGTCTGCAGACGTAAAACGTGTACACAATAATTGGAAATGGTTGATTGTTACAGATGGCGCAGATGGAATTCATGTCGTGGGTGATGATATCTATCAACACATCAAAGGAAGCACTGTGGAATTAGCGGATGTGAGTGGTGCTGGAGACACAGTGTTGGCAATAATTGTACACTATCACGAAATGGGACACTCTATGATAGATGCTTGTGAATTGGCACTGAAAGGAGCCAGCAGAGTGGTTCAACACAGAGGTGTCACCGTGGTAAAAAGAAGTGATGTCGAGGACACTGTGGTTTGGACAAATGGAGTATTTGATATCCTACATCAAGGACATTTAGAACTGTTAAAATTTGCCAAGGGACAAGGAGATAGATTGATTGTGGGAATCAATTCTGATGAAAGTGTAAAAAGATTAAAAGGTGTACATAGACCTTACAACAATGCTTATGTGAGGGAACAACAATTAAGACAATTGCCTTGGGTTGATAGAGTGGTGGTGTTTGAAGAAGACACGCCATTAGAGTCAATTAAAAAATATAAACCCGATATCATAGTGAAAGGTGGAGACTACACTGTAGAAACCACTGTGGGAAATGAATTAGCAGAAGTTGTAATATTTCCAACTGTGGAAGGTTTTTCCACCACAAACATATTAGAGAAAGTTAAAAATGCAAACTAAAGTTCAAAATAATAAGTTGTTGTGTACAGATGTTTTAGCAATAGAACATTTTCAACATATTTTTAGAATAATGACCAGTGATACATTTCCTTGGTTTTATCATGATCACGTGGTTGAGAAACACAACATGACTGCTGAAGAAAAATATCAAATACAATTTGTACATAAATTTCATGAAGTTAGTCATATTATGACCAATAATCAAAACTGGGAATTGTTATTTCCTATATTTGAAGTTTTAAGACCTCACACTTTTATTAGAGTAAAAGCAAACAATATACCAGGACATGAAAAGATTATTACTCATGGTATGCATTCTGATACAGGTGTACCACTCAGTTACACAGCCATATATTATGTGAATTCAAATAATGGTTACACTGAATTTGAGGACGGAGATAAAATATCTAGTGTTGCTAACTCTATGATAGTTTTTCCTAGTTATATGAGACATACAGGAAGTACTTGTACTGATGCAAGATCTCGAATCAATATCAACATAAATTTTGTAGCAAATTGGGACAATGAATTTATTCAACCTATTGTTCCAGAATCTGCCAAAACACTACTAGATACTTGGAAACAAAAATGAGAATTTGTGTAACAGGATCTGCAGGATTTATTGGAAAAAATCTAGTCAAACATCTGATAGATCAGAAACATGAAGTTGAATGTTTTGAATATAAACATAACACATTTCCTGATCCTAGTTTGTATGATTGGGTTATTCATTTAGGTGCAATCAGTTCAACCACAGAAAGAAATGTTGATCTAATTATGGATCAGAATTATGAATACAGTTTAAAATTGTTACAAATGTGTGACAACATGGGAACAAATTTTCAGTATGCCAGCTCAGCCAGTGTGTATGGCAATACAAACAGTTTTGTTGAATCTGGACCAGTATATCCACAATCACCGTATGCTTGGAGCAAGTATCTTTTTGACAGATTCATACAACAAGCAATGGGCGAGATTAAAATACTTGTACAAGGTTTTAGATATTTTAATG